CAACAAGAACCGAGGCTGGTAGTGCATTTTGCTTTAAGTACACCTGGAGTCCTTGGCGTGGCTTCTGTTGCAGAGAAATATAATCGAGAAATACCAGATGATATAAGTGAACGTGATAAGAAAAAAATGTTAAGAGAAGCAGACTTTCATCAAATTATTGCAGACATAGCAAATATAGAGAGAGCAGAAGCAAAAACTATTAATCTTGGATTATTTTATGGGATGGGTAAAGCTAAGTTAGCAAATCAACTTGGTTACAATGAACAAGATGCAAAACTAGTATTGGATAAATACCATCAAAGAGTTCCGTTTGTAAAACAACTTATTCAACAAGTCATGAACAGGGCACAAGATTCTGGTAAAATTAGGACTCTTCTTGGACGTAGATGTAGATTTAATTTATGGGAGCCAAGTTATTTTGGTGTGCATAAACCTTTAAAACATGAAGATGCAATCAAGGAACACGGACCAGGGATTAGAAGAGCTTTCACATACAAAGCTTTGAATAAATTAATTCAAGGTAGTGCGGCAGATATGACAAAGAAAACTATGGTTGATTTACGAGCAGAGGGTATTTTACCAATGATACAATTACATGATGAGTTAGATATTTCGGTAGAGTCAAATGATCAAGCAAAAAAAATAAGAGAGATTATGGAAAATTGTGTTGAACTTAAGGTGCCAAATAAGGTAGACTACGAAGTTGGAGATAACTGGGGGGACATATCTGATAAGATTGATGATATGTTTTAACATGAAAATATATTATGGCTTATTTAAATGCAAACATACCACCAACTTATGCACAAATAAGAAGAGAGTATTTATATGATCTTAAAAAACATCATGGAGAAGTTGAAGACTGCATTGTCTTTGGTATTAGCGCTCTTACAGGTCGTAGCATTTTATTTCATGCTATTATGGAAAATGGTGCAATCTTCTATAGATTACCTATTACGGCGTTTATTCAAAGGGGATTTAAACCCGAAGATGTACCCATACGAAGACTTGATGAATTACAGCTCTGGAATTGTTTTAGCTATTATCCTTCTGTTCATTCTTGGGACATTTTAGAATCGCAAGCCGGTAAGTATATCGGAAAAGACAAAAAATGGCACCCAGGAAAATATTTATTTACTATTGACTTTGCACATCCAGAACCTAATATACTTGACACTGATCATTCAGAGATTCCGCACGAACACAAGTGCGCTCACATTATTGCATTAGACGATGGCAATTTTGCAGCACAACCTAACAACAGATGTATTTGGGATATACCTTCTTTCACGGTGAAAGATGAAACCCCTGATTGGAAAGTGCAGACCTCTGAGTGGAACGTAGAAGATAGTAGAGCATGGCGGACAGAAGATACCGACAAGTTCTTCTATGAAATAGAGGAAAAGAAAAATGATTAAAAAATTATGGGAAAAAATCAAAAGTTGGTTTTGGACTAAAGACTAATGATTGG